AAATAGTAATGATGCAAGTCAATGGTCTAATGTAGGGGGTAGCCAATCAATAACAAAAACTGCAAATTATGCAACCGCACCTGATGGCTCATTAACAGCCACAAGATTACAAGCAACAGCAACAGGGAGTAATTATTCTTTAATATCTATATCTACAACTTCTTTTACAGGCGATTATGCAGGTTCTGTTTATCTAAAAAGCAACACAGGTTCTACTGAAAACGTTATAGTTTACGGTCGAAATACGTCTGTAACTTCTTACCCAATAGGGAACGAATGGCAGAGAGTTGAAATTCAAGGAAGCGGAACAAGTGGGCAAAATTTATATTTGTATTTAGGCTCATTCCCCAATAATGGTTCTGATGAAAGCATTGACATTTTAGTATGGGGCGGTCAATTAGAACAAGGAACATACGCCTCAAGCTATATACAAACAGGAGCAAGTACTGTTACAAGATTAAAAGATGAATGTACAAATAGCGGTAATGCTGATTTATTTAATGATAGCGAGGGTACTTTATTTGTTGATTTAGAAAACTTTGACACAACAGCAACCGAATTAACTTTAAGTAATGGATTTGCTGATAAAAGAATAACATTTTTATTTTATGGCAGTACGTTTGGTACTCCTAACAAAATACGTTTTTTTGTTGCAAACGGAACAACTCAAGTAGATAGTTCGTATTCGATATCATATACTTTTAATCAGCGTAATAAAATAGCTTTTAGATACAAGCAAAACGACTTTAAAGCGTATATAAACGGCACACAAGTATTTTCAGACACAAGCGGAACTATAGCCACAACACTTTCAAGATTTGATTTTGCTAATTTTAATGCAACAAGTGGCTTTATAGAGGGCAAAATAAACCAAGCAATGGTATTCAACGAAGCATTATCTGATAGCGAATTACAAACTTTAACAACTTTATAAAATGAAACTATTTAAAAAATACGAGTTTAACTCACAAGAACAAGCAGAGGAAAAAATCAAAGATTTAGGTACTTCTGTTGATGAATTAACAGAGCAAGAATACGCAAACCATAATCACGCTATTGTAAAGTTGGGATATTTAACAATTCAACAAGGTGTATATGAAGTTGATGAAAACGGAGAACCAATCGAAGTAGAAGCCCCTGTACTTTCTGATAAGTATTCAGTTGATGTTCTTTGGGATAATTTAGATGAAAGCCCTTATGGTTGGAAGTCTTACGAAATACAAGTAGAGGGTAACGGCTCTCATACGTTTTACGGCTATAAATTTAAATAATGAATTTAACTGACTTAAAAATATACGGAATTAACTTTGGAGCGTTTGCAATTTCTTTGGCTGATATAGATGTAGTTTTGAAACTTACCTTGTTAGGTGTTTCTATTGGATATACTATTCAAAAATGGTATATATTAAATGGAAAGAATAAGTAAACATATAAGCTACAAAGAAGCAACTTGCTCAACTACTGCGATAAGGTTAGGAATAGACAACAAACCTTTTGAGTATGAATTGGGCAATATGAAAGCTACCGCCGAAAATATATTTGAGCCTTTGCGGTTATGGGTTGGCGGTGCTATAAAAGTTACTTCATTTTTTAGGTCGGAAAAATTAAACCAAGCTATTGGAGGCTCGGTTTCTTCTCAACATTGTCAAGGTAGGGCAATAGATATTGATGATGTTTACGGTTACAAAACAAATGCCGAAATGTTTCAATACATAAAAAACAACCTTGATTTTGATAATTTAATTTGGGAGTTTGGAACAGATGACAATCCCGATTGGGTTCACGTTTCTTATGTAAGCAATGAAAGAAATAGAGGACAAGTTTTAAGGGCTATCAAAGAAAATGGCAAAACTAAATATCTAAACTATGAATAAGATTTTACAATGGCTTACAGGCGGTGTAATTAAAGAGGTTGGTTCTGTTATAGACAAACTTACTACAACTGATGAAGAACGCTTAGAAGCTAAACAAAAGATACAAGAGATATTGGAGAAAGCCGATAGCGATGCACAGGAGCAAGTTACAAAGCGTTGGGAACTTGATATGAAGTCAGACAGTATATTAAGCAAAAACATTCGACCTATGGTGCTTATATACCTTACAAGTGTGTTTACTATACTTGCATTTTTTGACGGCAATATAGGACAGTTTAAAGTACAAGAACAATATATACCAATTATTCAAAGTTTGCTGATAACTGTTTACGGTGCTTATTTTGTTGGTAGAACTTGGGAAAAAATAAAAAAGTAATGGCAAAAAAAACTATATCTATTGCAATAATAGACAAACCAAAAAAGAAGCGTAAAGGAGTGCATTCAAAAAATGCTTCTAAAGGACAAACAGGGTTTAAGAAAAAATACAGAGGTCAAGGGAAATGAAAGAACTACTAAAGATTGAACTGGAAGAAGCTAAACAACTATTGGCAACAATTAAAGAAATAGTTAAAAAAGATAAAAGATATAAAAAAGGTCAATCAACAGAATTAGAATCATACTCCGATTATCCTAAAGTGGTAAGTAATAACGCAAAAAGAGGTTTAGAATTAAACGAAAAGGTAAACAATAAATGCGCTACACAAGTAGGAAAAATAAGAGCGCAGCAATTAGCACAAGGTAAGCCTATTTCAAAAGACACTATTAAAAGAATGGTTTCTTATTTGTCAAGAGCAGAAGAATACTATAACCCAAACGATACAAAGGCTTGTGGAACTATTTCTTATTTGTTATGGGGTGGGTTAGCTGCTAAAAGGTGGGCTATATCTAAATTAAAAGAATTAGAAAAATAAATTGTTAATAACTTACTTGACTTTTAAAAAAAAAAGTTGTAACTTTGGCGGGTAAGTGGGATATTTAGTCTTGTTTATTCTAAGTATTTAGTTAAATATTTAGATAATTAAAATTCTAAAAATATATGAATCCAAAAATCGAAAAAATTCTAAATTATAAGTCTATATCTATAAGACAAAAAATAGATAGATTACTAGAATTAGATGCTATTAATTATACAAATTTAGGTTCTGAATCAACTAAAACTCAAAGAGAAGAAGTTAAAAAAGAATCAAGATTTATTTATAGGGCTATTAAAACACTAGATACCGATTTAGGTAATTTATTCCTACAGCATCAAGATAAATGAGCAGAAGTAAAGTTGTAAAGAGGTTAGATACAGTTTTTTCTGAATATATAAGATTAAGAAACGCTGATAATAACGGAAATGTAACTTGTTTCACTTGTGGCAAGGTAGATTACTGGAAAGGAAAAGGAATGCAATGCGGACACTTTCAAAGTCGCAGACACTATTCAACTAGGTGGGATGAAACTAATTGTCAAGTACAATGTTCAGCTTGTAATGTATTTAGAAGTGGAGAACAGTATAAATTTGGTTTAAACATAGACAAAGAATTTGGAATGGGTACTGCGGAAGAACTATTTATAAAGTCAAATGAGGTAGTTAAAATATCAACAAAAGAATTAGAATCGTTAATAACTTACTATAAAAATCAAATTGAACTATTAAATAAATAGCTTATATTTGTATTGTTCTGTTATCATTATTGTCTTGTTTTGAAAAGAGGGGTAAATTAATTTTTATCCCTTTTTTTGTTTTATTAAAAAAATTGTTTATATTTGTCAACTAAACATTTACAATATGATACATTTAAATTTAAGTTACGAACAGTTTGAGATTGTTCAACAAGCGTTAAGACATTCAGTTAGAACCTCCGACTGGTGTTTAGCTTCTGATGAAATTGCGGAGGATTTACTAAAAACTTTAAAGACAAAAAATGACACATTCAGACGATTTATTGAGGCTTAAAAATTTGCGCATTGAAGCAATGGAAAAAGAAATGCAAAACCTTAAAGAACAGTTAATGCTTTCAGAAGCACAAGTTGAAATTTTACAAGACACATTAAAAGACTATTTACAATTATGAAAGAATCACTAAACGAGAAATTAGCTTTAATACAAGCAGAACTCAAAACAAAGAAATCAAGGTACAACTCATTTGGAAAGTATTACTTTAGAAGTGCAGAAGATATACTTGAAGCTATTAAACCATTTTTAGTAAAGTATGGAGTAACGGTTACAGTTAGCGAAGAATTAATCGCTGACGGTGTTATTAAAACCTCCGCTTTAATTACAGACGGTTTGAACACTTATGGTGCAACAGCTATTGTTGGAGTAGATATGGAACAGAAAGGAATGCAAATGCCTCAAAGATATGGTAGCGCATCTAGTTATGGTAAAAAATATGCCTTAGGTAATTTGTTTCTTATTGACGATACGCAAGATTCAGATGCAACCAATACACACGACAAAAAACCATTCTTAAACAAAAACACGCCACAATTTAAAAAGGTGTTGGAAGCTATCGAAAATGGTTATACATTAGACAATGTAAAAAGCAAATATAATTTAAGTAAAGAAGTAGAATCATTATTAACTAAAAATCAATAAAAATGAGTACACTAATTAATGCAAGTATCCGAGTTGACAAATTACCAAAAGAAAAATTTGTAAAAGGAAAAGACAAAGCAGTTTATTACAATTTTACAATTTCTGTAAATGACGATACACGCTACGGAAACAATGTTGGTATTTCTGATGCCCAAACTAAAGAAGAAAGAGAAGCAAAGAAACCAAAACTTTGGCTCGGTAATGGGAAAGTATTTTGGACTGACGGAAAGGTAACACTAGCCGAAAAAGAAGAACAAACTACAAATGAAGTTAATACAGTAGAAACTTCAGATTTACCATTCTAACAATTAGGGGGTTTAATAGCCCCCTTTTTTATTTTTTATATGCAAGACTTATTTACACAAAAACAGACAGAACAACAAATGTATTTAGAACTCCTTGAACAAGAGTGTAAGGTAAATACTGATGAAATTATAGAGTATCCCCCTGTAGCATTATCAATGGGAGAAACACTTGTAAGAACAAAAAAAGGAGATATGCTTTTACCAACGCCAATAGGAACGTATGGGAATATAAGTTTTGTACAAGCACCTCCAAAAACCAAAAAGACATTTTTTATATCTTTATTGGCTTCTGTTTATTTAAGTGGTAAAAACAATTTTGGTGGAGATATTAAAGGACATCGAGAAGATAAATGTTTGGTTCACTTCGATACAGAGCAAGGACATTTCCACGCTCAACGAGTATTTAAAAGGGTGTTAGATATGAACTCAAATAACGAAGTAGGGTGTTATCACACGTATGCGCTTCGTACAATAGGCTTTAAAGAACGAATACAATTTATTGAATACATTATAGCTGAAAAATTAAAAGGTCAAGTAGGCGTTGTTATTATTGACGGTATTGCCGACCTTGTTTCAGATGTAAATAATTTAGAAGAATCAAATGCAATCATTCAGAAATTAATGGAATGGAGCGCAAAACATAAATGCCATATTATTACAGTAATACACAGTAATTTTGGAAGCGACAAGCCGACAGGACATTTGGGTTCGTTCCTTGAGAAGAAGTGCGAAACACAAATACAACTAGAAGCAAACACAGTAAATAAAGACTGGATAACGGTTAAATGTAAAAGAAGCAGAGGTTACCCTTTTGAAACATTTAGCTTTGAAGTAAACGAGTTTGGACTTCCTGTAATTGTGGGAGATTTATATGACCCTTTAAAATAAAAAAAATGACAAATGTAGATGTACAATTTATTCCAGTAAGAGGTTTTGCAGTAGGTTTATTATATTATAACCCTAGACAAGAACCCGATATTGATTTTGTGGATGATGATGATTATTATGAGCAATACACTTTAATGTTTTTCTTATTTGCGATTCATATTACAATATGGGAGAATTAGAGAATATATTTAAAAAGCACAAAGATTGGGTTGATATTGTTCAAACCTTTGGCTGCAATAGAGAAACCGCAGAAGACTTAGTACAGGAGATGTATATAAAGATTCAGCTTAAAATAAATGAGGGCTTGGATATATCTTTTGGGGATGATGACATAAATCATATTTATGTTTTTAAAACATTGCGCTCGTTGTTTTTAGACCTTAAAAGAAAGGAAAAAAATATATATTTAGAATCGGAGAATTTGTTGGAAGATGTTGAATCTGATTTTAGTTTAAATAATTTTGATAAGGTTTACGACCAAGTAAAAGAAGAACTAAATAAGATGTACTGGTATGATAAAAAAATATTTGAACTTATAGACAACGGCAAAAGTATAGCCAAACTATCAAGAGAAACAAATATATCTTATTATTCACTTTACAATACTTATAGAAAGGTTATAGAAAAATTAAAACAAAATTTATATTGAAAGAAACATTTAATATTGATTTAAAAAGAGGGGAGCAAATTGAATTGTTTATACTTTCATTGATTCAAAAAAAATACCCTTTAGCTTATAAAGTCGAGGGATATTTTAAAGATTATGATTTATATATACCCGAAACAAATAAAAGCGTTGAGGTTAAGTGCGATGAAAAATCAAAATATACTGGAAATTTAGTTGTTGAAGTTGAATTTAATAATAAGCCGTCTGCGTTGAGTACGACAAAGGCAGATTATTGGGTTTGGTATGACGGTCATTATATTTCTATATTTAAAACAGAATCAATCCATAAATTTATTAAAGATTATAAACCAAAATTGTATAGTTTTATAGGCAAAGGAGATACTAAAGAAAAAAAAGCGTATCTTATTAAAAAAGATTTAATTTATAAATACGCAGAAAAAAAAATAATTAAACCAAATATATTATGAGATTAGGAGATTTGGTGTATTACTTCACAAAGTACACAGGAATACGTTATGTATGGAAGAAAATAAATCCCGATTGCGGTTGTGATGAACGTAGGGAAAAATGGAATGAACTAAAAATAAAAAGAAATGGCTAAATTCAACCAAACCGATTATAATAACTGGAAAGAGTTTAGAGAATCAAGTAAGTCAACAATAGTACAATCCGAAAAGGAATTGATTGCAAACCTTTATTCTCAATACTACAATAAGCCTTACAGAATGCCTTGCACTTGTAATGGTAAGATATGGCAAAAAATGATAAACGATTTAAACCTAATATTTGATAATGGACTTTAAAGACGTAAACAAATTAGAGCAAACAGTTGTAGCGTTTTTAAACTTCGATGATTGGGATTTAGAATGGTGCGGAGGTGGTTACGACCATTACGATGCTAAAGGTAAAACTCCAAAAGGGGAAGATTGTGTTATTGAGATGAAGTTTAGACAAAAATACTATTCAGATAAAATGCTTGAAAAGTATAAATACGACAAACTTATGGAATTGCCCGATAATGTAGTCAAGTTGTATTTTGTAAATGACCCTAAAGGAAATTATTTATATTGGCTTAATACGATTAAACTTCCAAAAACAAAAGACTTGTATTGCCCCGATACTACGTTATGGACTAAAAAGAAATTAATGAAGCCAGTTTACTTGTTGGAAGAAAATCAAGCCACACTTATAAACTTAAACAAATGAAAACAAAAAAATATACCCTGCGCCAAGAGATGAAACAAATGCAGGATGTTTTAATACAATTATTTACAAGGTTAAACGACCAAAGTAAAGTAATTGCAGAACTAAAAAAAGAAGTTGAATCATTAAAACCAATAAAAGATGCCGTTACCGAAGCCGTTAAAGAGCGAAAAACAAAGTGAATTTATTCAAAGATGTATGACCGATGATGTTATGGTAAAAGAATATCCTAACAAAAATCAAAGGTTAGCAATATGCGCTAATATTTACAGGAATGAACGATAGAAAATGAGAATAAATGAAAAAGGAATAACTTGGATAGTTATAGGAATAATATCTTTAACAATTTGGTATAATATCTATAAAATATTTTTTTAATCAACATAATTGTTTATATTTGTAATCCAAAACAGAACAAATGAGAAATTATTCAGAACTACAATACCACGCTGATGTAACAGAATCTTTAGAGATTATTCAAAGGTGGAGAAAAAAAAGCGACAACGAAGAACTTGTAAAGCTATCAAACGCAATACTTGGAATTTCTATATACGTTGCTAACTTACAAAACGAACGCAAAGCCTTTGACAGAATTGTCGATGAATTAAAGTCAGACAAATGGAGGGCAATTAAACGAGCACAAAAAGCAGAAAAATTATGATATTATTAGTAGATGCAGATTCATTGATATTTGCAAGTTGTTACAGAAAAAGAGAAAACAAAGACGACTATCCTTATTATACTGATTTAGACGATGCGATTGCAAAGTTTGATGAACAGTTTATGAAGATAGTTAACGACCTTGAAGAAAAATACAATATTGAAAAGGTTATAACATTTAGCGGTTCAAAGGGAAACTTTAGAAAACTAATAACGCCAAAGTACAAAGCCAACAGAAAAAAACAAGAACTCCCTCCTTTACTTGATGAGATGCACTCATACGTAAAAGAACAATACGAATCTATTTGGGGAATGGGAATTGAAACTGACGACCTTGTGGCTAGGTACTGGTATAACCTTAGTAAAGAACTAGGCAGGGATAACGTAATGATTGTATCAATAGACAAAGACTATAAACAATTCCCTTGCCTTATGTACAATTATCATTATAAGCATCAAACTATATTAGACATTACAGAGGATGAAGCCCTTTATAATTTCTATGAGCAAATGATTGTAGGAGATACCGCTGATAATGTAAACTACTTCAAAGGAAAAGGAAAACGGTTTGCTGAAAATTACTTTGAGGGTTGCACAACAAAATACCAATACACTAAAAAGCTATACCAATTATTTAAACAAGAGTACAAACAAAAGGCACGGCAAAAATATGCTGAGTGCTATCACTTATTAAAACTACGGACAGAATGAAAAAACAATACATATATTCAGAGCAATCGAGTTTGTGGGGAGATTCAGAATGTTTAGGGTTTGGAACAGATGATTTTTATGTAAAAGAAATAAATAGAAATTTAGCAATAGATATAATTACTAAAAACCATTATAGTAAAAGTTATGTTCAAAATTCATATATTCATTTGGGTGTTTTTGTAAATGGTGATTTAAAAGGATGTTTACAGTTTGGATATGCTATGAGGGTTAATAGTTGCTCAACATTAGTTACAGGAACTACAAATAAAGAGTATTTAGAATTGAATAGAATGTGGATAGATGATAATGCGGGGAAATATCCCGAAAGTAGGTCAATAGGTTATTCTATTAAGTATATTAAACGTAAATACCCAAGAATAAAATGGATACAAAGTTTTGCTGATGAGAGATGCGGGGGGTTTGGAATTGTTTACCAAGCGGCTTCTTTTAGTTACTATGGCGAACATATAAGCCCTTTTTGGGAACTTGACGGAAAAACATACCAAAATCAAGCAATGACAAACAAAGGTAATGGATTAAGACCAGTATCAAAAGAAGAAAAATTTTTACAAGAAAACAAGAGCAGAGCAAAAAAACACGAATTAAGACAATTTAGATATATTAAGTTTTTAGACCAAAGAGAAAAAAAGAAATGTACCCTTAAAGAGCAACCTTATCCAAAACATTATAAAGAAAACGTAGAACGAAACAAATAATATAAAAATGAACGAAATAGAAATTGCAAAAAAGATTGAAGAACTTACAGGAATTAACGTGTTTAAAAACACACGCAAAAGAGAATATGTAGAGATGCGCTCCTTGTATTGTTATATATTAAGAAAGAAATACAGAAAGACATTTGAATCAATAAGCGATATAATGCAAAAGAACGGTAAGAAGTCTGACCATTCGACCATTGTACACGCAGTTACTATGTATAAACAATATGAAAAAAACAACAAAGACCTACAAATAATAAACGACCTTTTTTCAGTAAAGGGAATGCCAAAGATAGATGTATCAAACGCAATACATCAAATATCAATTATAGAAGAACTAAGGGGCGAAGTAAAAACATTAAAATACAAACTAAAACAATATAAAGACAACGTAAAGCCACTTCATAAACTAATTGATAGTATTCCTATAGAAAGACAAGAAGAAGCCTATAAGCGCATTGATTTAATGATTAAGGGGTGGACTTGGAAGTACGAAGACAAGTGCGAAGTAATAAGTGGATATAACTCAATAGAAGCATACTGATGAAAATAACCAACGAGGATAATATGGATTTAATGTCAAGGTACGAGGATAACCATTTTGACTTGGCTATTGTTGACCCGCCGTATGGGATTAATGCTGATAAAAAAAGAGGTGATACAGGTAAAAATTCTCACATAAAACAAAAAGATTATCATTTTGGTAATTGGGATAATGAAATACCTAAAAAAGAATACTTTGATGAACTTAAAAGGGTTAGTAAGCATCAAATAATATGGGGAGGAAATTATTTTTTAGATTATTTAAAAGCAACATCTTGTTTTGTTGTTTGGGATAAAAAAAATGGCGATAACCTTTATGCCGATTGCGAATTGGCTTGGTGTAGTTTTAAAACTGCTGTAAGAAAATTTGAATGGCGTTGGCACGGATTTTTGCAACAAAATATGAAAGATAAACAAGAAAGAATACACCCAACGGAAAAACCAATACAATTATACGAATGGTTACTAATGCACTACGCAAAAGAGGGCGATAAGATTTTAGACACCCATTTAGGAAGCGGAAGCATAGCCATTGCGTGTCATAATTTAGGCTTTGACCTTACCGCCTGTGAACTTGATAAAGAATACTACGATGCAGCAATGAAAAGAATAAACGAACACAAACAACAAATAAGACTGTTTTAAATGATAATAAGAGAAAACGAAGAACTAAAAGCAAACATCAAATCCGTTGCAGTATTTGGAGAAGCATTAACAGATGCAGAGATACAAAAATTTACAAGTATAGATAAAAAAATAGAAAAAATGAGTAAAGGTTTAAAGAAAGGATTTTGGGCAGGGTTATTGGCTTTTTTATTGGCAAAGATAAGTCATTTGTTAATTACGTTGGCACTCGGAATGTGGCTTGTTATTACATTTGGATATACTCAAACGGTAAGGCAAACAGCTACAATTATAGACAGTCCAATTATAGGGCTGATATATCTTATATTGGTTACTCGATTCATATATATAAAAATAACAAAAAATGAAAGAGAGAGCAATAAGTAGTAAAATTACGGAATTGAAAAACTGAAATAATATGCAAAGAAAACGCTAAAATCTATACACGTTATAAAAACATATATAGAAAATGGGAGAAAATAATACAAAAGGCGATAACTCATATAAATTGTAATGAAAGATAGAGCGATAAATAAAATAAAAGCAAAAATAACACAAAAGGAGTTAGACTTAAAGCAATCCTTAAAAGACAAAAAAAACAAAATAGGATTCTTAAACGAAGAACAGCACGATTCTTTAATAAGACATAATCATAAAGAAATAAAAATATATAAATACATTTTAAACAAGATACAATGAATATAACAAACGAGGACAATATGGAACTTATGGCGAGGTATGAAGATAACTACTTTGACCTTGCTATTGTTGACCCCCCTTATGGGATTGATGCGGGTAAAATGACAATGGGTAGCGGAAAGCACGAATTTGTTAAGGGTAAGGATTGGGATAGCGAAGTACCCGATGACGAGTATTTTAAAGAATTATTTAGGGTAAGCAAGGAACAGATAATATGGGGCGGTAATTATTTTAAACTGCCCTTGAATAATAATTGGATAATATGGGATAAAAGAAACCCAAACTTAAGTTTTTCAGAAGCCGAGTTAGCTTGGTGTAGTATAAATAAAAACGTTAGAATATTTCAAAGACTATCAACGCTGCCCGATTATGACGGTAAAAAAAAACATCCAACACAGAAGTCTATAAAGCTATACGAATGGTTACTTATGAAATACGCCAAAGAAGGCGATAAGATACTTGACACTCACTTAGGTAGTGGCTCAATAGCAATAGCCTGTCACAATTTAGGATTTGAACTTACAGCTTGTGAGTTAGACAAAGACTACTACGATGCAGCTATGAAGCGAATAGAACAACATAAATCACAAATAAGACTATTTTAATATGAACGCAGTATATTACAAAAAGGTATTAAACTACTTTTTAGGAGAATTGGAACGAAGAAGATTAGAAGACAATCAAAAACTAATCAACCACTATTTAGATGAAATAAACGCACTAGAAAAAAGATACCAGTACAAAAACGCTTAATAATTACGTTATATAAGTAGATTGAATAAACAATATTTTTTCTATTATGGATAAACGTAAAAATAACGGTGGCGCAAGAGATGGTGCAGGACGACCTAAAAAAGCTGATGAATCTAAATTGATTGAGAAACTGGACAACTTAATTGATAGCGATGAGGTTATTAAAATGCTAGGTAAGAAAATAAAAGATGGCGACCAACGTGCTATGACTTTGTATTTCAATTATAGGTACGGTAAGCCAAAAGAATCGGTTGACATAAATTCAAGCGAGGGTTTAAATATAAACTTCAAGGACTTGATTAAGTTCAAATGATAGAGATACACAAAAAGTATTCTCCAATTACTGAATCCGATAGCCGTTATTTTATTGTTACTGGTGGACGTGGTTCTGGGAAATCTTTTACTTTAACCTTATTACTTGTTTTGCTTACATACGAAGCAGGGCACGTTATATTGTTTACACGCTATACACTTACCTCCGCATATGTTTCTATTATACCAGAATTTATAGAGAAGTTAGAATTGCTTAATATCTTTGGGCATTTTCATATTACTAAAGATGAAATTGTAAATAAGCGCACAGGAAGCAAGATAATCTTTAAAGGTATCAAAACCTCCAGTGGCGACCAAACAGCCAATCTAAAGTCCTTACAAGGCGTTACAACGTTTGTATTGGATGAAGCGGAAGAACTAACAAACGAAGATACATTTGATAAGATAGATTTGTCTGTTCGTAATATGCTTAAACAAAACAGGGTTATTCTTATATTAAACCCAACTACAAAAGAGCATTGGATATACAATAGATTCTTTGAATCAAAAGGAATACAAGAGGGAAGCAATACAACTAAAGACAATGTTACTTACATACATACAACCTATGAAGATAATATTGAAAACCTATCCGAAAGTTTCTTACAACAAATAGAAACGATTAAAGAGCGCAGACCGAACAAGTATCAACATCAAATACTAGGTGGCTGGTTAAATAAAGCAGAGGGCGTTATCTTTAGTAATTGGAAGATAGGCGAGTTCAAAGAAGTAGGCGTTTCAGTTTACGGTCAAGATTATGGATTCAGTTCAGACCCTACAACACTTGTACAAACCAATATAGACGTTTCAAACAAGATTATTTATTTAAAGGAATGCTTTTACTTACCCAGCCTTACAACAAGCGAAATAGCGCAATTAAATTTAAAACACGCAAAGTCAAATTTAATCATTGGCGATTCAGCAGAACCAAGATTGATAAACGAACTTAAAGGAAAAGGCTGCAACCTTACAGCAGCTATAAAAGGACAAGGAAGCATAACGTATGGGATTAGCTTACTACAAGATTATGATTTAATAGTAAGCGAGGATAGTATAAACCTTATTAAAGAATTAAATAATTATAGTTGGTTAGAAAAAAAGTCAAACACTCCTGTGGATAAATTCAATCATATTATTGATGCGATTAGATACGCAATAACATACCAACTACAAAACCCCAATAGAGGACGTTACGCAATACGATGACAAATCAAGAAATGATACATTTAGTTCAGCACTACGTTAAAGTTATGAAAGGCGTTAATGTAAGGATAAGCGAACCTAACACTCCAAGTCAGTTTTTAAAACTATCAAAAGCCTACGAGGTTGCATTGGCTTATTTTAAAAAAAACTAAAAAAAGTTATTAAAAGTTTTGTTAATTAAAAAAAAGGTATATCTTTGTAATTGAATTAACAATTTAAAACAGAACAAATGGAAACAATATTTATAGAATTAGAAAAATACGATGATACAATAGTGGAGGTTGATTATATATTTAACGAAGCCGAAGAGTATGAACTCTATGATTACGATATGGCAGGATATGACGGACAAGGTGCGTTTTGTGAAATATATTCTGTAAGATTAGACGGGGCTTGTATATACAATGTTATGAGCCTAGAAGCTATTTCCGACTTAAATCAAAGAATAACTAAAATAATCGACAAATGATACGTAAATTTTTAAAGAAAGACAAAAACAATATTTACTGGTTAGCCAGTTTTTACGCAGCAGCGTTTTTATTAGTACAAACATTTTTATTATTAGCAGGGTTTATAGATAGCATATAAGGTTTTTTTCATTATAGTTAATTGTTAGTTGAAAGAGGTAGTCGTAATTGGCTACCTTTTTTTTGTTTCAAAAATCGTGTTTAAATTACGTTATATAAGTATGAAGATTGAAGTTATCATACCAAACGATTTGAGCGAAATTACTTTAGACCAGTACCAACGCTTTTTAAAGATTCAAGAGAACAATACAGATGAGAAATTTTTAACTTCCAAAATGATTGAAATATTTTGCGGTATTAAATTACCCGAAGTATTAAAAATGAGGGTTAATGATGTTTCATTAATTACTAACATCCTATCTGAAATGTTTGAGAATATACCTCAACTTGTTCAAAGGTTTAAAATGAACGGTGTTGAATATGGTTTCATTCCTGATTTAGATGATATGAGTTTGGGAGAATATATCGACCTTGATACCTATCTAGGCGACTGGGAGAATATGCACAGGGCTATGGCAGTTTTATATAGACCTATTAAAAACAAAAGCGGAAACAGATACAACATAAAAGAATATGACGGCAAAGGTTTTGAGGATATGAAAGATATGCCTTTAGATGCCGTTTTAAGTTCCATTGTTTTTTTTTACAATTTAGGGATAGAATTGTCGAAAGCTATGATGAACTATTTGGAAACAACGGAGGAGGAAGCCTTGACAGAGTTTCTCAATTCTCAACCAAATGGGGTTGGTATCAATCAATTTACGCACTCGCTATCGGAGATATTACAAGATTTGAAAATATCACTAAACTAGGGGTGCATAATTGTTTTATGATGTTATCATTTATGAAAGAAAAAAACGAAATAGAATCAAAAGAAATTAAAAACAAGTTCAAATGAGCCAACAAGGAGTAAGGGGTTTTTACCAAGTTACGCAAAAGATAAAAGACCAACTGTTGTTAGATGAAAATGTTACTACGGTTACTACTGGAGATATTACTGATGTAGATTTATCAAAGCAAACTATATTTCCATTGTCGCATTTAATTATAAACAACGCAACTCAGGAAGACGGTGTATGGCGTTTTAATATGTCAATACTTGCAATGGATATTGTGGATGTATCTAAAGAACCAACGACCGATATATTTATAGGAAACAACAACGAACAAGATATACTTAACACACAATTAGCGGTATTAAATAAACTATTCCAAGTATTAAGAGGCGGTACATTACATTTTGATTTATACCAAATAGACGGCAATCCAAGTTGTGAACCTTTTTATGATAGGTTTGAAAATCAAGTCGCAGGTTGGGCTGCTTCTTTTGATGTGTTAATTGCAAACGATTTACTTATTTGCTAATGACTTTAAAGGAAACAAATAAAGCCCTTAATAACTTTGCTAAATACGTTATACAACAATCAAGAACGAATTTAACAAAAGGAAAAAAGAATGTTACTAGCGACCTATACGGTTCTTTAGGATATGACCTTAAAACGCATCCTAACAGCTTTTCTTTAGAGTTTTATATGTTAGACTATGGCGAGTTCCAAGACAAGGGAGTAAGTGGAACTAAACGCAAATATAATACTATATACGAATACACAAATAAAAGACCTCCTGCGGAAGTATTCAGCAAGTGGGCTAAAGCAAAAGGAATAAGATTAAGAGATGAAAAAGGTAGATTTAAAAAAGGCAGTTACAAAACACTTGGTTTCATTTTAGCAAATAGCGTATTTGAGAAAGGTATAAAGCCTAGCTTATTTTTTACCAAACCTTTTGAGAAAGCATTTGATAGATTGCCCGATGAACTTATAGAAAGATTTGCCCTTGACCTAGACCAATTTTTAGATACAACAACATAATGACAAAACTAAACGCAAGAAGCCCTTATTATATAAAAGTAGATGACGTAAATTTAAGTTATGCTACTTTGCAACTATACGTATATACAGGAGTATTCACAACTGACAAACCAGTTACGGCACAGTACACGATAACTAAAAGCGAGATTGCATCAAATAACTTTGTAATATTTGAAATTGCTGAGCTTGTAAGAGATTATTTAGATATATCTTTTAATCAAGAATTTACAGAAGATTTATACAAAGCAAGAGTACTCGCTGACGGCGGTACTTTTGAGGGTTCTAGTTGTTTAAGCGCAATATTAGATACTTTAGATGATGACTTTAGAAGTCAAACAGTTTGGGTTGAGGCTGATATAACTTTATACAATTCTTCTGATGCAAGTATTGGAACAAGTAATACTGATTATTTAGCCTTTGACGGTTATGCTTATTTCACAGACGGAACAAATGCTGAACTTAGTAGAACGCTTTTACAATCCAATACCGATATATATGTAGAGAATGGAGAAAGGGTACAAGTTCCAGTTTATACCGATGAGGTTACTTCTGTTCAATTTTATAACGGTGGCGTATTACATACAACCGAAACAATTACAAGCTCCACAAACTCGAATGCACAAATAAAATATGCAGGAAGTTCTTTAGCTACTGATGAAATTAGAGTAATATCAAGTGCAGGAACAGAAACAATAAATGTTTATCAAATTGATGAATGTAGATACACGCCTTATAGGGTTACTTTTGTAAACAAGTTTGGAGCATTACAAAATTTATATTTCTTTAAAAAGTCAATAGAAAATATAAACACTACAACAGAAAACTACAAAGCCAATACGTTTAATCAAAATACTTTAGATTACGACATACAAAGCCACCAGTATAAACAGTTTCAAAAAGCAGGTAGGGAAAGTATTACAATGAATACAGGATATGTTTCAGAAGAATACAACGAGGTTATGAAACAACTCCTTTTGAGTGAGCAAGTATGGATGACAAAAACAATAGATACAAGACCTACTATTTTGCCTGTAAACGTTAAAACTCAATCACTACAATACAAAACAAGTGTAAACGATAAGCTGATTAATTACACTATTGACTTTGACTATGCGTTTGACAAAATAAACAATATTAGATAAATGCAGGAAATCCAATTATACATACAAGGGGAACAAGTAGAACTGTTCAAAGATGAATCGGTAAGCATCACTCAATCAATACAAAATGTAAAAGATATTGCAAAAGTGTTTACAGAATTTACAAAGTCTTTTACCGTTCCTGCTTCAAAAAAAAATAATAGGATTTTTAAACATTATTATAATTATGATATTGTAGGAGGTTTTGATGCAAGACAAAAAGTAGCTTCAACAATAGAACTTAATTACTTACCTTTCAAAAATGGGTTTATAAAATTAGAGGGGGTAGATTTAAAAAACAACAGCCCTTATGCGTATAGACTTACTTTCTTTGGTGCAACCGTAAACCTTAAAGACTTATTAGGAGAAGATAAACTTGATGCATTAAGTTGGTTGGATAATTTTGTGGTTGATTATAGCCTTGTAGATATAAAGGCATATTTTCAAAGTGGTGCTGATATTACGGTAGATTCAACAACATATACAGACGCTATTTTAGCACCTTTAATTTCACACACTAAAAGACTTTATTACGATTCAGCCATTACAACTGCTGAAAGTGGTAATTTACATTATTCTAGTTCCGAAACAACGCAGGGGGTTTATTGGAAGGATTTAAAATATAGTATTAGAGTACATTTAATTGTTTTAGCTATTCAAGAGGCTTATCCCGAAATACAATTTAGTACTGATTTTTTTAATACTAGCAATTCAGCTTATTACGATTTGTATATGTGGATGCATCGTAAAAAGGGAGATGTACAGGCGTCGGCTACTGGAGTACAAACATACACGCAAATAGTAGATAGCTTCCCTACAAATAGTATATTGACTGATGCGGGGGGTTCAATTTTAAACGGAACTACACTTGTAATACCTACATATCAATCGGGTGGTTGTTGGGCGATAAATTCAACAAGTTATTTTATAACCACAACTTCAACAAATTCTTATAATGCAATATTTAAAAGAAACGGAGCAATAATAGGAGAACTTATTAACGTAACAGGAAACCAATCTTTTAGCTTACCCCAAGATTCATACGGTAAAACGTTAAACGGAAATTATACCGTTACTTTAGAATCTTCTGTATCAATTACGTTTAATTATGTAAGGATAAATTTTTTAATAAATGACGATTGCGATATTCCTCCTCAAACATATAACACTTCAAGTACAAGTTCAAGTGTTACAATTAACGAGGTATTTCAGTTTTATCCTACACAGCAGTTACCCGAAATGAAAATCATTGATTTTCTAACAGGACTATTCAAGACGTTTAATTTAACCGCATACGAACAAGACGGAATAATAAAAGTAGAAACTTTAGACAGTTATTATTCAAGTTTTGATACCTATGATATTAGTGAATTTGTAGATGTAAATACAAGTGCGGTAAATGTAGGGTTACCGTATAAAGAAATAAGTTTTGTAAATAAAGGTACTGATAGTTTTTTTGCTTCAGTATTCAATCAATTAAATAACAGAGAGTACGGACAGTTAGACTATAAAGGAGAAGAAAGTTTAAACTGGGAGGGTTCAATATACAAAGTAGAACTTCCTTTTGAGCATTTGTTATACGAGAGATTATATGACGGAGATACTTCAACCTTAACTTCTGTACAATGGGGTTGGATGGCTGACGACAATCAAGAATCATATATTGGTGCACCTTTGATTCATTATGTAGATAGACAATCATTTGTACCCTCTCCTAGTTCAACTCTTATAAGTTTTAGGGATACCGAAACAACAAGAATCGGTTTATACAATTATTATATTCCTTTAAATTCAAATAACACTTCGGGTACAGGACAATCTTTAAATTTCTTTGCGGAGATTGACTCCTATTCTTTAACAGTAAACAACCAAACTTTGTTCGCTAATTATTATGTGAATTATATAAAAGATGTTTTTAACATCAAAAGAAGATTAACAAAATTAAAAGCCTTTTTGCCTTTAAGAATATTATTAAATTTTAAATTGTCAGATAGGTTTGATATTAACGGACAAAGATATAAAATTAACTCAATCACTACTAACTTAAAAACAGGGGAAAGTGATATAGAATTATTGAACGAAGTATGATGCAAAATATTTTAGAAATGCTAAAGATAGCAAACGGAGAAACGGAAAACATTCGTATTGCGCAGGGCAAATATAAGTTACCCGAAACATTAAAGGAAACATACAATCAAATCAAAACAGAGATAAAATGGCAAAAAAAATAACAATAGACTTAGAAGCCAAAACGGATAAGGCAATAGGCGAAATTGAATCTTTAAAGGAACAGATTGTAGAACTTAATAAAAAAGTTGCAGAGGGAAACGACAATACTAAAAAAGGTTTAAGCGGTGTTGAGAAAGCGACAAAAGGTGCATTAGGCGGTGTTAAAAAAATAGGTAATGGGTTAAAGGCATTAACAAGTGGGGTTGGTGTTATATTTCTCTTGACTAAAGCATTTGAGGTTTTTAAAGAGATAGGAATGAAAAATCAAAAGGTTGTAGACGCCCTTGACATTGCTATGGAATCTTTAAGTATTGTGTTTAATCAATTTTTTACATACCTATCAAATAATATAGGCACTTTTACTGGGTTTTTTAAAGATTTATTTGAAAATCCACAAGTTAAAATAAAAGAACTCGGAAAAACAATATATGACGGTGTAGTTGTAAGACTTGAGCAACTGCAAGAGTCTTTAAGTTTAGCTGGAAAAGCATTGTTTAAATTAGTAAAAGGAGATATAAGAGGAGCATTTGACACAATAAAAGAAGCAGGAAAAGAAGTTGTTGATGTTGTTACAGGGGTTGACGGCAGCTTTGAGCAAGTTTCAGAAACCATTACTGATTATACCAAAAAGGTTGTTACTTCAGCAAAAGAAAATGTTAAACTTGCAAAACAAGCTGAACTTGCAGCGGTTAAAAATCAAGGTATAATTGAGCAGTTTGATAAACAAGCGGAACAATTAAGACAAATAAGAGATGACGAAAGTAAAAGTTTTGCTGAAAGGATAAAAGCAAACGAAGATTTGGCAAAGGTTCTTGATGAGCAAGAAATCCAAATGAAAGCTAATGCTGATTTAATGGTTGCTAGGGCAGCAACAGAACTTTCTAAAAACAAAGATAATATTGAACTTCAAAAAGAATATCAAGAAGCCCTTAATGAACAAGCAGGAATTGAAGCACAAATAACTGGTTTTAGAAGTGAGCAACAAACCAACACAAATTCCTTATTAAGAGAACAAAAAGACATACAAAACGAACTAGCTTTAATAGGTAAGTCTGAAAGAGAAATTGAACGGTTAGAGTTACAACAAGATTATGATGCTAAAAAGGCATTAATTGAAAAAGAAGTAACTGACGAAATTAAAAGAAAAGAAACATTAAAAAATCTTGAGGCAGAATACAACGCTCAAATATCCAGTATAGACCAAGCGGCACTTGATGAAAAAATAGATAAAGCAAATCAAGAACACGAATTGGAAA